TTTAATGAACAACACATTAGGTAGTGTTGGCAAAAGAGAATTCAGTGGCGATATTGATGTTGCATTACAAATTGACACAGATAAGATACCAGAGTTTGTAGAAAGACTTAAAAAGAGCAATCAAATTCTTGATATTGCAAAGTCAAGTGTAATTATGACAAAGGTTAAAATTGTTGACTTTGATAAGAGTAAAGAAGATGGTAGACCAAGAACTGGTTATGTACAGGTAGACTTTATGCCTGGTGACCCAGATTGGTTAAAGACATACTATCATTCACCGAATGAAAAAGATAGTCAGTATAAAGGAGTTTATCGTAATATAATGATTGCCTCTATTGCTGGAAACATAAATATCGAAGATAGTGAAGAAAAGATTGATGATGGCAGACCATTACAATCGAAAAGATTTATGTGGAGTCCAAGAGATGGACTAGTAAGAGTTTTACGTAGACCTGTTCCTAAGAAAAGTGGACAAGGGTATACAAAGAAAAATAACAATAAAATTATTGCTGGACCATGGAAGACAGCAGATGAAATTGCTAAGAATCTCGGTCTAGATAATGGTGACGATTTAGATAGTTACGAAACATTAGTTAAAGTAATTAAAAAGAATTTATCTAATGAAGACCAGAAAGCAATATTTACTGCGTTTGCAGATAATTACACAATAAAGGGTTTAGGTCTCCCACCAGAACTTCAACAGTATGACCAAGGTGAACTATAATGAAATTAGACGAATTAGACAAACAAATTACATCATCTGACCTAGAAGCGTTAGAAACATTTGCTGATAGAATATTTGGCAAAGTAGGTATTGATGTTGAATTCACTCGTCATTTCTTAGACAGAGTTAATGATACACGTAATAGAAAACAAATTACAGCAAGTGAATTAACTCGTTTATTCAAACAAGAATACAAACGTTGGGGTCAACCTATTGCCCAAATGGGACCTGATGCTGAAGCAGTAATGAAAGATTTATCAACTGATATCAATATGCCATTTGCATTAGTATGGGATAAAGAAAATGAAGAACTTGATTTAATAGTAAAGACTGTAATGCGTAAACCAGATTTCAAAACATCTAACAGAGAGTTCCCAGTAGAAAGTGAATATTTTATTAAAGGAAAAGATACTTTGATTCCGTATGTATCAATGGATTGGGGATTGTGGAAAGCATCTCAAAGAGGAAGAATCAGTTTTGATGAAAGACTTTCAGAGTATATTGATAATGCTGGTGGTCAAGGAAGTGAAGGTCATATGAAAATGTGGTCAAGATTTAAAAAGAATCATGGTATAAAGAGTATGACTACTGATGAAAAAGAAGAAACTTTTTTATATCAAAAAATGAAAAGTATGAAAAAATGGGAATATCCTAAACTTGAAGAAGAAGATGCTGGTCTTTATTATGATAATGTTAAAAAGAAAGATTACAGTAAGTATAAGGGAGAACAAATTTACGAATTAAGACAACAACTAAAAAGTATTAGACAAACACTTCTTAATTTACAAGATGTCGACCCTAAGGATGGCAGTTCAGATATACAAAACGACATTAAAGGTATGCTTAGAGGATATGATGAATTAACAACTGCTATGGGTTCAGCAGAAGATAAACTTTTAGGTGAAGGTATAGCAGAAGATGATTTAAGTGAGTTGGGCAGAGGATTATTCAGTATGGGTGGTCGTTCTGGCTCAAGATATACTCCAACTCAAAGTTCAACACATAGAACCATATCTCTTCCATTACGAGGTGAGCCAAAACTTCGACCAGCACACTCAAATAATATGTTTAGAAGATTATTGAAACTTAATAAAGATAATGAAACAGACAAAGAAACAGTAAATGAAGACCCAGATTATACTTTGATGGCTCAAAAAGCCACAATGAATTTAAGTGACCAAGCGATTGTTGCCTTAATTGCAGATTTGTATAAACAATTAGATAGGCAAGTAAATGAAGAAACAACACAATGTACTGCTTGTGATGGTACAGGTTGGGATAGAAGTGTAACTTCTGACGAAGATGATAGAGGTTGTGACGAATGTGGTGGCACTGGCGAGATTGAAGTTTTAGAAGAACATAATGTTCAGGTTAAAGGTAGTGACCCGTGGCCAAAAGCGAAGCCAGGAAGAACAGACCATCCGTTTATAGGTAAGTTAGTTGGCTCAAAATATAACGAAGATAGTCTTGCTGATACTAGACAAAAAAGAATAGCAATAGATACAGTTAGAAATCCTAGTAAAGCATTGTTAGGTGGTCCTTCAGCCAGTGAAGCAGAAGATATTTTAAAAACTAAATTTGGATATTCAGATAAAGATATTGCTAATCTTAAATCTACAGATAGTGGATTACAGAAGTTTGATACCACAAACGAAGCAACACAAAAACCATACGTATCAATGTATAGAGATAAAGATAACAGAAACAAAATGGTTTATGATGTGTTAGATAAGTACGGCAACTCAGCATTTAAATCTTACGATAAAGATGAAGCACAGAAATATCTCAAAGACAACTATGAATCATTGAGAGAAGAATCTCAAATATGGAAATTCAACAAAGAAGACCCAAATAATCCTGAAGTGTTAATTCAAGGATTTGGAAGACTTATGCTTAATCAAATAGAAGATAGTGTAATTGGTAAACTAGAAGACTTAGTTCAAAGAGCAAAGGGTAGGAGAGATTGGCAACAGATAAATGCTAATTTAGATAGTGAGATTATGCAAATTATGATTAAGGCAATTGTTGATACAAAGAAAGATTTAGAAAAAACACGTAAAAGAGGTGGTCCTAAGTCACGAGGTATTAACAAAGACATCAATTATGAAAGCAAAGAAAGAACTTCTATACTTGATGTTATTGGCGAGAGCAAGATAGAAGAATTCGAAAAAGACTTTTCAAAATTAAATGAGTTCACTCTTTCAGATGTTAAAGATATGATTAAAAAAGGTTGGATGGCTAGACCAACTGAGAAACAATGGAAGAATCTTGTAAAGATATACAATAAACATAGCAATCTTGGAAACATTACTAGAAAAGATTTAATAGATGTTGGGATTGCAACTATAGGTCGCAAAGAGTCAGTTAAAGAAACTGGGGGTGTAGGCAAAGTAGTACCAGGAATAAACACAAGTGTTGATGTTGGTCCAAATGAGATTAAGAAACAAGCGGCCAAGTTTGGCAATGCTGTTGATAAAGACGGAGTTCCAAAGAAAAATCTACGATAAAGGCATTCAAGTGTATAACAAAGACACAATGTGTTATAAAACTTGGAATGATATTATCATATCATTACCAAAGAAAACAGTTAGTTGGTGTTGTAAGACAAACTTAACTGCTCAACAAACAAAAGAAACCACATTTAATTTAGATATCTTAAACACACAAGGTATAGATTTTCTTTTCAATCATCCAATTCTTCAAAAGAGAAAAAACAACTTAGCAACTGGTGTAAGATGTCCAGATTGCCATGTATGTTGGGAATCAGAAGATAGGTCTGGACAAAGTCATAGAACATTATATACTAAAACTTACGAATCTAAGGAGTCCTTTACTGGTGAATTTGATTATGATACTCCTGCTACCTTTATTGAACTTGAATTAACAAACAAGTGTAATCTAGCATGTGTATATTGTGGACCACAACTTAGTTCAAGATGGCAAAAAGAATTAAAACAACGACATCCTGATACTGAAGATGAGATATTTCATAAAGTAATGGAGTTATTTACAGAATATTGTAATACTAAACTCACAAATGAACCATATATCAATATCAGTCTATTAGGTGGCGAGCCTTTCTTTACTGACCACATGTACATATTCTTAGAATATCTTTCAAAATTCCATGTAAAATCAGAACAAGAAGTAACAGTTACAATCACAACTGGTATGGCTTTTCCTGAAAAGAAATTTACGAAATTTATTGAGTTGATTGAACGTACTCCTAACATAATATACATTATGCAGTTATCTGGAGAAGCAATTGACGAGAGAGCAGAACTAATTCGGTGGGGGATGGACTTTAAGACGTGGAACAATAACTTAGATATGTTCTTAACAGAGTCAGCAAGACTGAAGAATCTAGTTATAGGATTTGGTTGCGCCCATAATGCCTTATCTCTGCCGTATTTCAAAGACTTTCTTGTATACATTAATAAAAAACTGGCAAAACACGAATACAAATCTCTTGTATGGTTTCTAATCAACTATATAGAAGAGCCACAACACTTATCCATATCAATGCTAAATAGTCACCATGCTGATGCTGTAACAGAGCAGATAGAGTACATGGAGAACGAAATGACTAATCTTTATAAGAAAGATGAGTATACTACTATGCTAAAGTCACTTAGAAATCAAATTTTGAATGCGAATATCACTCCAGAGATGAAGCAGAATGCTTCAAAAGAGTTTGAAATGTTAGAGAATAGAAGAGGAATCTCCTACAAGTCTGAATTTCCTCATTTTGATGAGATAATTAAATAAGAATATTTTATTTTTTGATAAATACTATTATGAAAATATATGAGATTTTAGGTGAAATGACAAGTGCTGGTGGTATTGCAAGTGTTTCTACTACATTAGGTGGTGGTGACCCAAAGCAGAGCATATACGCATCTAAAAAATCAAAGAAGAAAAAGAAATTAAAGATGGGATATAGTGCAGATGTTGGCAATTTATCATATAATACTCCCGTTAAATCACCAATGATTAGAAGGTAGAAGGCTTATGAAACTGACACAACTTATAGAAACCAAAGAACGTCTTTACGTTTGCGTTCATGCTAAAACTCCAAAGCATGAAGTTTACGCAAAATCATCTTATGATGCGGCAAAACAAGCGGCTGAGTATTGGGGTATGAAATCTACAGCAGGCATTGATGCACATTTGGCAGAAGACAATCAGCCTGAACCACGTAAGATGCAAGTAACACAAGCAGACAAAGATAATAATACTGAAGCCTGGAAACGTTTTAGAGCAGGTGACCCAAGATATGAATGGAAAGATATGATACTTTCCAAAAAAGAAGGTGATGTATCAGAAGCAGTTGGCGAATTTGCACAACCAATTTATGATTTAATTGATGACTTGGGTGGTGATAATGATGCACATGAAATCGTATTAAACGATATGGTTCGTTACTTAGGTGGTGATACTATTCAAGATTTTGTTAAAGACTTTAGAAGTAACCATGATATGAATCATCCAGGTGAAGATGGCGATTACGGTGAAGATGATAAAAACTTTGAATCAGTAAAAGAAGCAACACATGGTGAAGCCAAACCAATTTATGATTTAGTTGGTTCATTAGGTGCAGGTGATATTGAATTAGCACAGAATCCTGTATTTCAAGATTTAGTTCGTTTTTTAGATGCTGATACTATTAATAAGTTTGTAACAGACTTCCGTAGAAAGATGGCTAAAGATAAAGATTTCAAAGGTTCAGTTGATTTTGGTCAATATAAAGAATCATTTAATGATGAAGAATATAATGATGAAGAAAGGGCTGGAATGGAATATACTGTATGGGTTGGTGGTACTGAAGTTAATGACAAGTGGCTAAATTACGAAGAAGCCAAAGAGTTATATGACTTATGGAGAGCCAAAGGTTACGATGACGTTCAACTAGATGCTCGTTTAAAAGAAGGTTCATTTTGGGGCAGAGATGATATGGTTGCTCAAATGAAAAGAGATGAACTAGCGGCAGGAATGAGAAAGTACACAAAAGATGTTGACGGCGTCCATAGCGGTTCGACTACTTCTGACCCAGAAGAATGGAAAAGATTAGAAGCAGATGGTTACGAATGGGATAAAGATTATTATAAAGATATAGAAGAATTAGAAGCAAGATGGAAAAAGAAACACGTCAAAGGAGAATCACGTACAGATGAATGGGCATTTGTGGCTCCATTAGCCGGAGTTGCCGGAACCGCGGCAAGAGTAGTTGGAAGCGGTCTCGGAAGAGCGGCAATGCGAGGAGCGGTAGGTGGAATGGTTGGTAAAGCCGTAAAAAAGGCAGCCAGTCTAGGCAGTGATAATGCAACAAAAAGCGTTAGATATGGAACAACAAGCACTTTACCGACAAGTAGTAGCATTGAAAAATTTAATGACCTTAATGCATCTAAGAAACCAAAAAAGAATGCCAAAAAATTAAACGCAGTTAAAGAAAAACAAGAAAAGACAGATGATTTATTAAAAGGATTTGACCCTAAAACTGCAAGAGCATTAATGATGTTGAAAACAAAATATCCTCAAGCAGATAATGTTCTTTCGGCTCTATTAGCAGATGTTGAAAATAATGAAAAAGATAGTGATGTTGCCGATTTGACACAAGGTCATAATATTGAGAAATTAAAAAAAGCAGTTGATATCTTACAAAAAGAAATCAATCTTTTGAAAGTGGATAAAAAAAGAAATGCAGTTAAAGAAAAAGCAAAGCCAGACTTTTTAGACCTTGACAAAGATGGCAACAAGAAAGAACCAATGAAAAAAGCAGTTAAAGATAAGAAAAAAGTAAGTGAAGACTTAGATGCTGTTTCCAAAAAAATCATAAAAAAACTAAGACAGAAAGCAAAAGATGATTATGATAAAGGCCGCCCGATAGCAAAAAGAAAGTCTGATAAAGAAATCATAAAAAAACTGAGACAGGACGCAGATGATGATATCAAAGCCAGGGACAAACGTAATAGAAAAAGACATCCCGAATGGTTTGAAGCATATAATCCTGAAACAGGAAGAGACCCTAATAAGCCTACACCAGAATGGGACAATCTTATTGCAAAAGCAAAGAAAAAGCAAGGTATCAGTGACGAAGAAGAAGTATGGTTTAATTATGAAGACATTGGTGGAAACATAATTGTTAATCCTAAGTCAACTATAGAAGACCAGATTGGTGAACTGTTAAACAGATATTATGACATTAGTCCAATGGAATTTGACCCTAGTAAAATAGAAATTACAACTCCAGACCAAACAAATCAAGATGCAAATTTTGCCAAAACTCAAAATGCAAGAAATACACCAGTTCAAGAGGATAAATATTCTGACCTGAATCCTACTAATAAGTTTGGTTACTTTGGTGGACCAGGATTCTATAGTAATGATGGCAGTACTTATACTGAACCACATTATGATGATTTTGATATCAGACAACACAACAGAGATAATCCTGAAGATAAAATCAAACTTAATAATTGGGCTGATTTTAATCTAAAAATGAGTTATCATAAAAAGGATGGTAAAAGAGTTCAAGGATTTGGTGGAATGGGATATAATGTTTCATTTCACGGCAATCCAAAAGATGTAGAAGCCTTTGCTATGCAACATTTAGATGCAGAACGTTACTCAGGTGATAATATTCCTGAATCAGAATCTTTACCGCAACAGGTATCACTTGCAAGTTCGTTGATAGCATCAAGACAAGCAAAAAGAAATGAAGTTAAAAAAGTTAGAGAAGATGAAGAAGCAGTAGCGGCTAGAGATGAATTTATGAAAGTTATGGATATGAAACCAAAAGGTGGTTTAAAAGATATTCCAAAAGCAATCGACACAATTAAGAAGATTGTAGCAGACAAACAAAATCAACAAGTAAAATTTGACGATGGCAAGATGAGAGTAGATTTATACACAGCATCAGCAGTATCAAAAGTATATGATGCAGTTAAGCCAGAAACACAAGAAAAAATTGACGATATGTTAAGAACTAAAGAAGGTATGCTTAAGATGTCAAACTTTGCATTTAGCAAACTTAGTGAAGGTATCAAAGCAGGCAAACGTATTGATGAGATTTTACCTTTAGCGGCTATTGGTGCAGTTGCTGGTGGGGTTGCTAGAGCAGTTGGTGGAAAACTTGCAAAAGCGGCTGTAAAACATCCAATTAAAACAGCGGCAGTTGTTAGTACTGTAAAAAATAAAGACAAGACAGTAAAACAGAAAGCAACTGACGTAGCACGAATAACATCAAGCAAATATGATTTAGATGAATTACAAGCACCTTATACTGGTCCAGATGCAGTAATAGATAAAAATGGTAAGGGGCATAAGCCTGGTAGTCCAAAAGCGAACATGATTATAAATATGAAAAAGAAGACACCAGTTGCTAAACCATTACAAAAAAAGACAGCAAACAAATCAGGTGTTAAACCAGCACAAAGTACAGTAAAACCAGCAGGAGTAGGTAGAGGTAATGCACCTGGTTCAAAAGCGACTCAAATTCAACCTGGTGGTGGTAGTAAGGCAGGTATGGCTAATAAGGCTACTCCATCACAAATTGCACAAGCGAAAAAAGATGTAATGAAGAATAAAGTTAGAGCAGTTGGTAAGAAAGTTTACGATATGGGCAAATCTGCTATAGCAAAAAGTATGGACCGTACCGGAATGGGTAATCCTCTATCGGCATCTGAGTATTCTCCCGAAGATAAAGCGGTAGACATAATGAAAGGTGCTATGAAGAAAGTAGAAGAACTAAATACAAAACCTTCAGGTAAAATCACAGTTAAGAGAATCCCAGCGAAAGGACCGAAAGGACCGAAAGGTTATACGCCTGGTGACCATCATCCCCCTACTAAATTCAAGGCCTCAGTTAAATTTTAAACAAATAACCTATTGACTTTTGAAGTCACCTATGTTAATATATAAAGAGTGAGAAATCACTCTTTTTTATTGTCCAACTTATAGGAGATTTATATGTCAATTGACGCAATTAATGAAGAAGAAAAAGCAAAACTCATTCAATTAGTAAATGAAGGTTGTCTAGTTCTACAAGAAGTTGAAGACCTCAAAGGTGGATTACGTGATACAGTAAGAGCAATTGCTGAAGAAATCGATGTAAAACCAGCAGTTTTAAACAAGGCAATCTCGGTTGCACATAAGGCCAAACTATCTGAGATACGTGCTGACTTTGAAGATATGGAAACAATTCTGGAAACTGTAGGGCGTACTCTTTGAGTTATGTAGATGCATTCTACAACAAAGATAAGGACATTGTTCAAGTTGTAGAACGAATAAAAGGCAAAAGAGTTTATAATGATTATCCAGCGTGGCGCACTTTCTATGTGAAAGACCCACGCGGTGACCATATAAGTATTCATGGTGACAAAGTACGACAAATCAAATGTAAACGTCTTAAAGACTTACACAAAGAACGAAAAATAAATACTGGTAAAACATTTTACGAAAGTGATATTAAACCAGAAGTTCGTTGTTTGAGTGAGAATTATAATGGAATTGATTCACCTACTCTAAATACTGCCTTTTTCGATATTGAAACAGACTTCGATGCAAGTCGAGGGTTTGCTGACCCTAGTGACCCATTCATGCCAATCACGGCAATCACAGTTCATCTTCAATGGTTAGACTTACTTGTAACACTTGTTATCCCACCCAAGTCAATGAGAAGTGGTGAAGGTCTTAAAGAGGCAGAAAGAATTTGTGAGCAATTTGAGAATACTCAATTATATCTAAGTGAAGTAGATATGCTTAATGACTTTTTAGATGTCATTGAAGATGCTGATGTGTTGGCTGGTTGGAACTCTGAAGGTTATGATATTCCATACATTGTGAATAGAATAACTGAAGTACTAAGTAAATCACATACACGCAAGTTGTGTCTATGGGAATTAGAACCTCAGAAACGTAGAATAGTAAAATATGGTAAAGAACAAGAAACATTTGACTTGTTCGGAAGAATTCACTTAGACTACCTAGAATTATATCGTAAGTACACATATCACGAAATGCACTCATACGCACTTGATACAATTGGTGAACACGAAGTAGGTGAACAAAAAGTTGCATATGACGGCACACTAGACCAGTTATACAACAATGACTTCTATAAGTTTGTTGAATATAACAGACAAGACGTTGCACTACTTGATAAGATTGATAAGAAACTAAGATTTATCGAACTGGCAAACGAGATTGCACACGATAATACAGTAAACATCAAAACAACAATGGGTGCAGTTGCAGTTACAGAACAAGCAATCATCAACGAAGCACATAGACGTGGTATGGTTGTTCCAGATAGAAAGAAAAAAGTTTGGTCAGATGATGATGTAGAATTATCAGATGAAGAATTACACGAAGTAGAAATGCAAAAGGCCGCTGGTGCTTTTGTGGCAGTTCCCAAAGCAGGATTACAGAGATGGGTAGCAGGTATTGATATCAACTCTCTTTATCCATCAGTTATTCGTGCGATGAATATGTCACCAGAAACAATTGCAGGACAACTAAGACCTGACTTGACTGAAAAGATGATTGGTGATAGAATATCAGAGGGTAGAAAAACAGGTGCTAAAACATTTGGTTCATCTCAAGCATGGGATGAAACATTTAGTACAGAAGAATTCCGTTTAGTTAATGAGAGGGACAAAGCAAGTAATATTACATTAGTACTTGAAGATGCACCATGGGAAGAAAACAAAACAACTCAAGCACTATCAGGTCAAGAGGCATATGATTTAATATACAATAGCGAATTGAACTGGACTCTTACTGCTAATGGTACTATATTTAAACAAGATGTTCAAGGTATCATTCCTAGTTTGTTAGAACGTTGGTATGCTGAACGACAAGTAATGCAAGAGAACAAGAAACTTGCCATTAAAGATGGTGATGCTGAAGAAATAGCATTTTGGGATAAACGACAACTTGTTAAGAAGATTAACTTAAACTCATTATATGGTGCGATTTTGAATCAAGGATGTCGTTTCTATGATAAACGTATTGGTCAGAGTACAACTCTAACAGGTCGTTGTATAACAAGACACATGGGTGCAAAGTGTAATGAAGTAATCGTTGGCGAATATGATTATAAGGGTCCAGCAGTTATATATGGTGACACAGACTCTATCTATTATTCAATGTATCCTGTTTACAAACAAGAGATTGATGACGGTAGTATTGAATGGGATAAAGAAAAAGTATTAATGTTATATGATGAAGTTGCCAATCAAGTCAACGCAAGTTTTCCAGATTTTATGAAAACGTTCTTTAATGTTCCTAGAAAAGAAGGTGAGATTATTGTTGCTGGCCGTGAGAATTGTTCGATTACAGGTATTTTTATTAAAAAGAAACGATACGCATTGCTTATGTATGATGACGATGGTGTTCGCCGTGATGTAGATGGTTCACCTGGTAAAGTCAAAGTAATGGGAATTGACATAAAGAGAAGTGATACTCCACCATATATGCAAGATTTTCTAAGTGAAGTTCTACTGAAAGTGTTAACTGATGGCACACGTGAAGAAGTCATTGAGATGGTTAAAGAGTTTAAGAAAGAGTTTAGAACAAAACCAGGTTGGGAAAAAGGTTCTCAAACTCGTGTAAACAATCTAACTTCATACAAGAACAGAGTGAACGCCGCAAAGAAGGCAATGGCAAGAGATTTGAATAATGGTGGTGATAAATCTAAAAGAGATAAAGTCCACTTACCTGGACATGTCGCCGCATCATTGAATTGGAATATGTTACGAGAACTTAATCAAGACCGATATGCAGTAGAAATTGTAGATGGTATGAAGACGATTGTTTGTAAACTAAAGCCAAACACGTTCAAGTTGAAAAGTGTTGCATATCCTGTAGATGCGACTAAAATACCAGAATGGTTTCAAAAACTTCCATTTGACCATGAGTTGATGGAACAAACTATTGTTGATAAGAAATTAGACAACCTAATTGGAGTATTAAATTGGGATATGAGTGATGCAAATGCATCAGAAACTTTTGATAATCTTTTCGATTTGTAATGACTAAGACTTACACAGATTTAGTAGGAAGACGAAGCAGTAATGCAATATCAGATGAATGCTATACTCCTTCTGACCAAGTTCTTCCATTATTAGAATATCTAAACAAAGACAATACTTACTATGAAGCAACTAGCGGAAAGTCTAATTTAATTGTAGACGGCTTCAATAAAAATGGATATAAGATAGTGCCAAGTAATGATAAAGATTTCTTTGACTGTGGTCCAGATGATGTATATGATGGAATAATAACTAATCCACCATATAGTATTAAAGATAAGTTTATAGAACATTGTTATTCTCTTGGTAAACCATTTGCGTTACTATTACCAGTAACAAGTTTTCAAGGTGGAAAACGAGGTAAGATGTTTATTAAACATGGTATGTCTACACTTGTGTATAACAATCGGGTAGATTTCACAGGAACTGGTAATCCTACATTTGGAAATGCTTGGTTTATGTGGGGTATTATACCATCTAATACTATCTATTGGGTCGATAATCCAAAGAATGGTCAACTTCAATATACAACTGAAGATAAAAAGCCATGGGTACTACGAAAAAGAAAAGATAATACAGCAAAATCATTTGATAATCTATTCGATTTATAGGTTGACAAGTGGTTCTAAATTATGTTATAATTAATTTAATAATTAAATAAAAGGAGTAAAAATGCGTGATATTTTAAAGGATATTGTCAAACACACACATTCGCTAGGTATTATCCAAGCGGCTAAAGTGACAACAGATAAAGAGGGAACTACAATCGATGCAATGGACGAAGACCGTACTGTTGTATTGAGTGGTAAATTACATGCACCAGTTCCTGAATTCGAAGGCAAGTTCGGTCTAGGAAGATTAAGTGTCTTAAGTGGATTACTTGACTATACTGGCGAAGACAAAGAAGGCAATCCTATTGTAGCAGATGTTAAAGTAGGAACAGAATCACGAAATGGTGAAGATGTTACTACTGAACTTAACTTCTCTATGCCAGGTGGTTTTGATAGTTCATATCGAGTAATCGTAAGTGAATTAGTAGATGCACAAATCAAAACAGCAACTTTTAGAGGTGCGGCATGGAATGTAGAAATTATGCCAACACAAAAAGCAATCAAAGACTTACAATACTTTGCAGGTATTCTAGGTCAATTTGACCCACTACTTACTGCGAGAACAGTGAATGGTAATTTAGTTTTCTATATCGGTGATAGTTCAACAGATAAAGTAGAACTTCCATTTGCAAACAATGTAGAGGGTGAACTAAAGACAGGTTGGAGTTTTCCATTGTCAACAGTTCTAACTATTCTTAGACTTAGTGATACAAGTACTATGAACATGAAGTTATCCGACCAAGGTGCGATGATGATTTCAGTTGATAGTGGTTTAGGTTTATACGAGTACATTCTACCAGCAAAAGCCGGCAACTAATTTATAATAATATTAGAGTTTTATTATAAATACATCGAGGAGGTTGTAACTGGTAAGACTCATTATAGGAGAAATGAATGGGAAAAATCAACGCAGAGAAAATCAAAACACGCCTAATACACTTAAAAAAACAACACAGAGACTTAGATGATGGTATTATAACTGCATTCAAGATGCACACAGATGACCAAGTTGTCTCTAAATTAAAACTTAAAAAGTTACATCTTAAAGAAGAAATTGTTCAATTAGAAAGAGACCTAGAAGAAATCTAGTGAGCATACTCAAACCAACACCAAAAACAATCCAAAATTTGATAAGAGTCATTCCAGACCATCCGAGGCCTGGCGTACTCTATCAGGATATGGCAAGTGTCTTTAATGCGGCTCGAGGTATACAAGATGTCATGTCATTGTTTAATGATTATATCTCAGAGAATAATATAAAATTTAACAGAATCATTGGACTAGATGCACGTGGATTTCCAATGGCTGGATGTTTAAGTTCAGAAACTGGCATACCATTTTCAATGGCTAGAAAGAAAGGTAAACTACCAGGCGAAACAATATTTACTGAATATGAACTAGAATACGGAACTGACGAATTGCACTTACAAGTAGATGCAATAGAGAAAGGGGACCAAGTATTGATTGTAGATGATGTTATAGCAACAGGTGGAACACTGGAGGCAGCCATTAAACTAACTGATAGATTTGAAGCCGAGGTTGTAGGTATATTAAGTATAATGGAACTTGAGTTTTTGGGTGGTGGTGAGAAATTGCGTGATGCAGGGCATGACGTGTACTCAATATTACAAGAACAGTAGCATAAACCACTTGACTTTTGTGTTAAAATTTTGTATAATAGGAGTATGAATAACTATATTTTTACTAGTGAGAGTGTAAGTGACGGTCATCCTGACAAGGTTGCAGACCAAATTAGTGATGCATTAGTTGATGCAGGACTTAAAAATGGTGATGAAAAGACACGGATAGCGGTCGAAACACTCGTAACTACAAATCACGTAACGTTAGCAGGTGAAGTAAAGAACTTTAACGTGAGCAAAGAAGATGTTGAGCAAATTGTTCGTAATAAAGTTAAAGATATCGGATATGAACAAGGAGGCTTTCATTGGGATAAACTAAAGATTTATAATGAGATTCACACACAATCTGGTGATATCGCACTAGGAACCGATGATTTCGGCGCTGGAGACCAAGGATTAATGTTTGGTTATGCGTGTAACGACAACGAAGCAATGATGCCAGCACCTATATATTACGCACACGAAATACTTAAAGACCTCAAAGAAAAACGCAAAGGTGGTTATGAATATATGTTGCCAGATGCAAAATCACAAGTAAGTTTGCAATATGAAGGTGGTAAAGTAAAACGTGTTGACCAGATTGTAATATCACATCAACATACAAAAGGATTTGGACATAGTATTAAAATGCCTTGTAGAGATTCAGCAGAAAAAATACTAAAAGGTTTGATAGATGATGAAACTGTATGGTATATCAATCCTACGGGCAAGTTTGAGATTGGTGGACCAGATGGAGATGCCGGAGTAACAGGTAGAAAGATTATTGTTGATACATACGGCGGTTATGCACCTCATGGTGGCGGTGCATTCTCAGGAAAAGACCCTACGAAAGTAGATAGAAGTGCCTCTTATATGGCACGATGGTTAGCAAAGAATGTTGTAGCAGATAACATGGCAGATTGGTGTCAAATTCAATTGAGTTATGCTATCGGTGTTAAAGAGCCAACTAGTATCTATGTAGATAGTGATGGACACAATCGTAGTATTGAAAAGTTTATTGCTGAGAATATTGATTTAACACCAAAAGGGATTATTGATAGATTTGATTTATTCAACTTTCATCAATATAGTAAGAATTGTGTATACGGACATTTTGGTGACAAAGATGTTCCATGGGAGAAAATAGGATGGTAATATGCCAGTAGTACCAAACGATTTAGAAAAATTTACAGTTCTATGGGAAGTTGATTACTATGATGCTGAAAAGAAATTCTTTGTACGAGAAGGAAATACTGCTGAAAGTTTAGATGATTTAATGGACGATTTAGGTGAGAACGCAGTCGACCATGAACCAGAAAATGAAACGCCAGTTGGATTAGGAAACTTCAACATCGAATGGATTAAAATTTTAGATAACAATGATAACGAAGTTTGGAGAGATAAAGATTACGACTTCACTGAATATGAAAGGGAAATAAATGAGCAGTAAGATGAAAACATTTACGTTTGAAACGTTAGATGGTGCAGAAATAGAATCAAAAGAATACAAAGGATTAAAACAAGCATTGTTTGATGTACAAAAACAAATTAAAGGCAATAAGGTTCGTGTCCAATATAAAAATAAGAAAGGCAATGCAATTGACCGATGGGCAAAGATTCCTATTGGCAGAAAAAAGAGAGGGTTTCAAATACCTAAACCTTATATGACTAAAGCAATGCTGAGGAAACTAGAAAAACAACCAAAACAAGGAGTATATAGATGAGCAATCCACTAAATCCATCTAATTGGTTTAGCACACCAGAAGAAAAAGAAAGAGCAATTGCTAGACGAATTGTTGACGAAAAAGAACGTGACATTGCACTTGAAAAGATTAACTTCAAGTATGGTCATATAGACCAACATAAACACGACAAAAACATGGCAACATTAGAAGGCAAAGAATATGTCAGAGTTGTTGGCATGGAATTAGATAAAGATAAACCAGGACAAGGTTTCTTTGAATTAGATTTCAATGATAACTTTGTAGAATATCTTGCACAGAATGGTTACGAAGGCATAGAACAAGACCAAATCGTTGATAACTGGTTTAATGATTTATGTAAGAACATTGTGTTGAATGATTTAGAAGACGAAGAAGGTGTCAGAAGAAGTGTAATGACTGATAGCAAAGAAGGTCTAATCATCAGCAAGGTTAAAACAGACAAGAACACTTCTGAGTATTCCTAATATGTCTACATTCATTCTAGTAGATTCATTCAATATGTATCATCGAGCAAAGCACGTAGCAATGCGTGGTGCGAATGTTGATATGAAAATTGGTATGGCATATCATATAATGCTTAGTAGTGTTAAACTATGTTATAACAAATTCAAGGCAGACCATGCCGTATTCTGTTTAGAAGGTCGTAGTTGGCGTAGAGATTTTTATGAGCCATACAAAAAGAATAGACATGTTGCTCAAATGGCTAAGACTGTCAAAGAAAAAGAAGAAGATGAAATTATGTTTCAATCATATGATGATATGATTACATTCTTAGATGAGAAAACAAATGTAACATTGTTACATAATCCCGAAGCCGAAGCAGATGATATGATTGCTATATTCATCGAGGCACATCCAAATGATAATCACATTATTGTATCAAGTGATAGTGATTATCTACAATTAATTTCAGATAATGTAACTATGTATGACGGAGTACAAAATCGTATTATTACTAAAGATGGTTTCTTTAAAGATGATAAGAATATGACTCCTATAAAAGAAAAGAAAACTGACGAGATTAAAGAAGCACCAAATCCAGAGTGGTTGTTGTTTGAGAAATGTATTCGTGGTGACACATCAGATAATATCTTTTCAGCATATCCTGGTTGTCGTAAGAAAGGCACTAAGAATAAAGTAGGTATGTTAGAAGCATTTGCTGATAAAGAAAATGGTGGATTTAATTGGAATAATTTTATGCTCCAGGTATGGACTGACCATAATGGTGAAGAGCATACTGTCCGTGATGATTTTGAACGTAACGTAAAACTAATAGATTTGACTGCTCAACCTATGGATTTAAAAGTTAAGTTTGTAGAAACAATCGCAGAGAATAGTATACCAAAAAGTAAAACTGGTGTTGGTATGAACTTCTTAAAGTTTTGTGGCACACACGATTTACAAAATCTTGCTAAGTCACCTGATGAACTTGCATCAATTCTTAATCAACCGTATCCTGTTCAATGAGAAAGAGAAAGACGACTTCATTACTTGAATCGTTATTAGTATTTGCAGTTATAACATTCGTTTATGGAATGATTATACTGTTTTGGAATTAAATAAATGAATTGTTACATATTCGATGTAGATGGTACACTTACTCCAAGTAGAGATGAAATCAATAAGGATTTTCTAAAGTGGTTTTTGGAGTTTGTTAAATGGCATCCAGTGTACCTAGTTACAGGAAGCGATAGAACTAAAACAGAAGAACAAATTGGTGAAGAACTATTTAAAAAAGTAAACTGTGTATATAATTGTTCAGGAAACACAAAACACAAAAAGGGTGTTTGTGTATTCAATACTAAAGATTTCAAATTAGAAGACAAACCACAAAAGTTCTTAGAAAGAAAATTACGTAATAGTGATTTTGATATTAAAACTGGATTTCATTTTGATTCTAGACCAGGATTATTGAACTTTAGTATTGTTGGCAGAAATGCCTCGAAGACTGAAAGAAAAAAGTATGTTAAGTATGACACATCAACTAATGAACGAGAGTTAATTTCTAACAAATTCAATAAACTGTTTTCTAAGAAATTTGGTATTGTGTCGCAAATAGCAGGTGAAACTGGATTAGATATTATAAAGATAGGAACGGATAAGGCACAAATATTAAAAGATTTCACATTCCAAGATGAACTGATATTCTTCGGTGACAATATACAACCTGGTGGCAATGATTATGGAATTGCACAAGTAATTGAATATGGTCCCTATGACCGTACTGAGGTTCATCATGTAAAGAATTGGAAAGAAACATGGAAGATACTTAAAAAATATGATATACACGAAAGAAATAGTAAAAGATAAGTTTTGGATTTTAGAAAATTCAGGTATTAAAATAGGAACATTACGTTTTTGTTCATCAGATGATTTTGTAGTCAATGTAACGAATACAGATATATCTAAGGGTATTAATAACGAACACGTTACATATTCAGAACTCATACAATGTTTTGGTGAGAAGATATTAGAATCAAAAGAAAGTCCTGTAGTTGTTGAAGAAAACAAAGTTGGACCTCGTGGTGGATGGAATACTTCTATGACTGAAATTGATGGTTATGCATCTAAACATATAGTACATAATGTAGAAACAATAGAGTTAAAAGGAAAACAAATTCCAACCTATACTAAAACTGAAACAAGTAAAGTAAGATATGTTGCTGGATATTATGGAGTAAGATTTCCAAGTGACTGGAGATGGTTTTATGGTGGCAAACTTGATACATTAAAAGATTGCGATTTCATAGGACCTTATAGAACTAAATCAGAAATGCAATCAGAAACATTACTAGCGAACAAACGAGATGGATTATAAAAGTTTAAAAGATTTTCTAGTGGCAATCAAACGAGCAAATCTTAGAGGTGACCACAAGGTAACACTTCCTATGAAAGAAGCAATTGATATACAAAATGACATTGCTTTACTGTTATTAGAACTAAAGAAACGTAATACTAACGTTGAAACCACTTTGGATGGTGGTGGCTTCAATGAGGAATAACCATTATATACGTCTATTATTCTAATAATTAGATAAATAAGAGTAGAACCAATAATAAGGATACTCTTATGGCTAGACCAAAACCTACAATAATCTTGGAACACACCGATAATCAAACATATCGTAGTGAACAAGTACTTAAAGCAACAGCAGTATATTCCGTTTTTTACAAAGGAGTAGCGATTAATCTTCGTAGCCTTAACTCATTGGTTAATTTTCCTGGTCCAAAATACAAAAAAGTATCATTCAGTAACCCTGGACATGCAATCAACCTAGCACAACGTTTAAATAAGTTGTTTAGATGTGACGATTTTGAAGTATTTGTGCTAACAAAGGGTGAAAAATTAGAGTTGTAAAGTGAACAAGATTGAGTTAATAACTTATATTAACGAAAATACAACTGGAAAAATAGCAGGCAGAAAAGAAATCACTCTAAGTGATATATTCATAAGTACTCTACCCAATCAATTCAGAGTTTCAGCACTGGGTCGAAATATTCTCAAAAAACATTTCAAAATATATAATATAGAGATAAAATCAGAAATTGCTATAGGTACAGGTAATCAAATACTTGCACTTGATAAGTATCTAAAAACTCCCTATTATCTAAGAAAGTCTAAATTAGTCTTATTTGAAGAGGTTCCAGCCGCAGAATTGCTGATGATTGACGGTGATATAGACCTCTGGACCGAAAATAAGACATTTTTTAACCCAAAAACTTGACAGATATCGAATATATGCTATAATACTTGTATATTCAATAAAAAGAGAGGTTATTATGAATACTAAAGTATCAACAAACGATTTAGATGTAAGAGTTGTCAGACCTAGTGATGTTAGGGCTGAACTTAACTATGCATTTAACAGAAAACGACCTGTATTTATTTGGGGTCCTCCTGGTGTTGGTAAATCAGAAATTGTAGATAGTATCACACAAGAAAGGTCAGGTTTTATGATTGACCTTAGACTTGCTCTGATGGAACCAACTGACTTAAGAGGTATTCCTTATTTCAACGAAAAAAATGGTACAATGGAATGGGCTACCCCTTCGGATTTACCTAGTCAAGAATTAGCAGACCAATATGAGTCCGTTATCTTATTTCTTGACGAAATGAACCAAGCACCGCAATCAGTCCAAGCGGCGGCTTATCAGTTAATTCTAAACAGACGATTAGGTTCGTATGTTTTACCAGACAACGTTTTAATCGTTGCGGCTGGAAACAGAGAGAGTGATAGAGGTGTTGCTTATAGAATGCCTTCACCACTTGCTAACAGATTTGTTCACTTAGAAATGGGTGTTGACTTTGAAGATTGGCAGACTTGGGCATTAGAGAATAAAATCCATGCTGATGTTGTAGGTTTCTTAACATCTAACAAGATGGACTTATTTAACTTTGACCCTAGAACGGCTTCAAGAGCCTTTGCTACTCCAAGAAGTTGGACTTTTGTTTCAGAAATGTTACCGAAGAAAGACGAGGAAATCAGTGATAGCAGATTACATGACTTAGTTGCTGGTACAGTTGGTGACGGAGTTGCTACCAAGTTCATGGCTCACAGAGCCATTTCTGGAAAGTTACCTGTTCCTGCTGATATCTTAAACGGTTCAGTTAAAGAACTTTCTTCTGAGGCGAAAGAAATTTCAGCAATGTTTTCATTAACAACTTCATTATGTTATGAGTTGAAAGACTTTGTTGACAGAAACGGTAAAAAGAAAATGGACGAGTTGTACAAAATGGCTGACAACTTCTTCAATTTTATGATGGAAAACTTCGATACTGAAATGACAGTATTGGGTGGAAGAACTGCTCTTAAAGTTTACAAGTTACCTCTAGAACCTAGAAAAGTACCTTGTATTGAGAAGTTCTTCAAAAAGCATGGGAAACTTATTATTGAGGCCCATAATGCATAAATCTCAATAATACATAGTAATAACCACTCGAAAAGAGGGATGTCTATTGACTTCCCTCTTTTTTTATGGTACAATGATACTATGATATTTGATACCATAAAGCAGATGGCTCGGGACCACGGGTCAAAGACGGCTCTTGTCTGCAAGGATAAGCAATATACCTATTCTGAACTTATAAAAAGTGTAGAAAAACTGTCTGCCATTTTATCAACTGCTATAAAACCTGGTGAAAAAGTTCTGTTTGCAAGTGAAAAAGAATATCACTATGTGAGAATGGTACTTGCTTGTGATATCTTAGGTATAACATTCATTCCAACTCATCCTAATCTACCAGAAGATTACTTATTTGATATTGTCGAAGCCTGTAAACCAGACCATGTTATAATGAATGAGAAAGATGCATTAGAACTAAAACCCCACAATAAAGGTCTAGTGTATTCTAAAAACGAGAACTCTATCTATACGGTATTATTCACAAGTGGCACAAGTGGTACTCCATCTGCGGTTACTCACTCCGCCGCCGCCTGTATGTTTGGATGTTTAAATAGTATTTCAATACACGATTTATCATCTGATGATGTAATATTATCACAACTTCCTCCATCAACGATTGCAGGACTATACTTATATGCACTCCCAGGATTACTTAAAGGTGCTACTGTAATTATTGAAAAGTTCGAACCAAGACGATATATAGAATTATGTAACAAATGGAAGCCTACTATCGGCACAATGGTACCAGCAATGATACTTGCTTTACAAAAAGTTCGTAAATGGAAAGATTATAGTATGTCACATTATCGACAGTTGAGTATTGGCAGTACCGCAATTACTAATGAAGTAATTGACTTATTGTTTGATAAGGGAGTTCCACTTGTTAGACATCTTTATGGATGTACAGAAACACACGTACCTGCACTTACATATCTTATTGAACCCGATACTAAACACAAATTGCAACTGTCAGTATCACAATTTTATGAGCATAAATTAGATAGATTTGGTGTATTGTGGTTGAAAGGACCAACAGTAACAAAACGATACTTGAATAGTGAAGCAACCGTTATTGATGCCGAAGGATATTGGTGTACTGGTGATGTATTTGAGAGAGAACATAACGAGTTAGTATTTAAGACACGAGAGAAAGATTTGATTAACGTAAATAGTTTCAATGTGTCACCGGTAGCAGTAGAGAACGCCATCCTTGCTTGTGATGGAGTAGATGAAGTATGTGTTACATATAGAGAACGAGGTCTTGGAGAGAATGAATTAGTAGCCGTCATACGAAGTACTGATAAAAGAATGAATAAATACTACATAACAGAACAAATAAAGACAAAGTTAATGCACTACGAATTGCCTAAAGATATCATTATTGTGACAGAAGATTTGCCACGAAATGCAATGGGTAAAATTAAAAGACACACAGTAAAGAAGACATTTTGTGAGAAGGAGGATTAAATGAAATCTAAAGTTAAAAGTATTGTCGTAGTTGGTGGCGGTGTAGGTGGCTGGTTCTCAGCGGCTTGGATGGCAGTGAAACATCCTAATATCAAAGTAACCCTTATTGAAAGTGATAAAGTTGGAATTATAGGAGTAGGCGAAAGTACGTTGCCTCAACTGGGTACAATGATGAAAGAGATTGGATTAGAAGAAAGAGATTGGATGACCCACACAAATTCTATTTACAAACTAGGTAATAAATTTGTTGGTTGGAACATCGAAGGCAAACGTGACCATGCAACTAATCATTTTTGGTGTTCACGATGGGACGAACAATATTATGGTTTCTCTTATGCACTACCTGAAAAGAAAATTACATCAGGTCTATATCATCCATTAGAAAAGGAAGACCTATTTAGAAATTCTAAAGGGCAACCTGGCGTTGATGATAAATGGAACGATTATTGGTTACAGTTATTACGTGACGGTCGTAAGAACCAGTGGGAAATGGCACAAGATATGCAAGAAGGAACATATCTTATGGATTATAATAAGGCGCCGTATGATTGGGATGATAATTTATTAGTTGGCACTTGGCAAGGTGTTACATATCATGTTGATGCAAATAGATTTCCAGAAATAATCAGAGAAAAGGTTGCAATTCCTCACGGTGTTAATCACATACATGGTCATATCAATGATATTAAGAAAGACGATGATGGTTATATTACCTCAGTTGTTACCGAAGAAGGTGAAGAGTTTGAGGCTGATTTATTCCTTGATTGTACTGGTTTCGCCCGAGTACTAACAAAAACAATGAATGTAGAATGGATACCGATGCCAGAAATAACAACTACAAGTTTAGTTGTTGCACCAATAAAATACAAGGATGTAAAAAAAGAATTTCGTCCATACACTATGAGTAATGCAATGGATGAGGGATGGTTATTTGTTATACCATTGTATAATCGAATGGGCTCTGGATACGTATATGATAGTAGCGAGATATCTAAAGAAGATGCAATGAAGAAATATAAAAAGTATTGGGAAGGTTACGAATTTATCCAAGAACCACAACATATGTCCTGGGATGCAGGAAAGTATAAAACTCAATGGAATAAAAATCTTGTATCAATTGGCATGTGTGGTTCTATGATTGAACCGATGGAAGCAAACATTCTTGGCATTGCTCAAGCAGGATTTCAATTATGTAGTAATTTAATTTCTCGTGCAGAGGAAAAAGACGAAGTTATTGGTAGAGGTTCACTCCACGCATACAACAGGAACATAGATTGGTTAGTTGAAACAATTAAACGATTTATTTTATTTCATTATACATTAACTGAAAGAGAAGATACTCCATTCTGGAAGAAAATGAAACAAATGGGTATTGACGAAAAACATAAAGAAGCATGTTGGAGAGAATATAGGATACCTGCCAACAATGCTGAATCAGGAGTTCCAGATTTTATGTGGGCGATGATGGCGGTTGCTATGAATAAGTTCGATGATGATATTAAACTAAACACAAAACCACATCTAATGGAACAAGCAAATGAAAAATTCTCTTGGCTTCGAACATCAAGCAAACGAAATGGTGTGAATGCACCAAATGCCTATGAGTGGCATAAGAAGGTACTCTTTAGCAACAAGACACATGATGAAGTCCTTCAGGAGAATCTTAAAAAATATTCAAAGATTGTTAAAACTAAGGGAAAGGTAAAGTCATCCTCCAGCGGAACAATTACCTCACCTGGAAATTAATGAACGTTTTAGAAACCTGGATAGGTGCTGACAATTTAGAATTCAAGTTAGTTGAATATACTCCTAGCATACTGGGTGATGTTCAGGCATTTTGTGAAGCCTGTGCGGCAGAAGGTATTGAAAATAACTCCAGTTTACAAGAAATGAAGTTTGGTAAATGGGGTGACTTAGAACAATGGCACATGGTATATCATGGTGATAAAATTATTAGCATAAGTGGGTCGCATTATTATCCACATTTTCATAAAGATTGTTATAGAATAATGTATCGAATGGCTACATTGAAAGCATATCGTGGGATGGCAAGTGAGAAGATATCCCTTAGAAAAATGCAACACAACTTTTGCTTTAGAGCAATTATGCCAGCACAAGTTGATTGGTGTTTAACAAAAGGAGCAACTGAAATTATCGCAACTACTAATTCGCCAGATAATATCGATTATGGTGGGACGATGCATAAGGTTCATAATCACGGACGTAGACGCAGACCAAATACTAAATCTGATAATATGACATTAATTCAGAAAGATGCTGATGTTTACAATACAAAACAAGATATTTGGAGAGTAAATGTTAGAGATTTTGCAACAGGTAAAAAGATTAAATTTAAGAAATGACAGTATATATTAACGCAATCAGTGGATTAACTCCCTTTGGTAATTTAGACCAAACATGGAAAGGCATAACAGATAATAAAGTATGTTATAGTGAACTAAGAAAGTTTCCATGGGACAAATATACTAGGTCTAAAGTTGCAGGTGAAGTGAAATTTAATGCCGAAGATTATTCTAGTATATCTGAAAGAGACCGTGAGAAGATGCCAGAGTATATGCAATGGGCATTAGCATCAGCACAGGAACTATTAGATGGTAAAGAGTTAAACAAAGAAAGAACTGGTGTAATGGTTTCATCAGCATTAAGTATGCACCTTGAGACTTTAAGGGCTAATGAAAAAGATGCAGGTAACACTTTCACTTTTACACCAAACATGATATCTAATAATATTAACATTCAATATGGATTTACTGGTCCTAGTACTATGACTTCTAGTGCCTGTTCTACAGGAATGTATAGTGTTATTATTGGATGTATGTTAATAGAAACTGGACAAGCAGATAATATAATTGCTGGTGCATTTGATGATTCCGTATCACCAGATTCCTATAAACAGTTCGGAAAACTTAGGGCATTATCTACAAAATT